TTAATTGGTCCTGTAAACTGTTGTCTTGGGTCCATGTTAACATTTTTAGATTTAGCAACGCTCTCCTTGAGTGCGTCAGCTTTACCTTGCTCGTAGAAATGCTGCGCTACAGCGTCAGCGTTCATAGCTGTGAATAAACCTTTGTGATAACCCTTAGCATCTTGTATTTCATTACTTTCATTAAGAAACTTTCCTATGAAGTTATTAATATCGCTTTGAGTATCTTTAACAGCGTCAGCGTTTCTAACATTAAACCTGTACTTTTTATCTCCAACATTGTATTCAAAACCTTTGAAGTCTTTGTTGAATAGTTGACTAGTCTTGTTTAAAAACGTTCTTTGCTGTTTTTCAGCTACTTTCCTGTTGTCTTCCGACTCTTTGTTATATCTATTAAAGAAATCAACGGCTTTTTGCTGATCTTGTGTCAACTTAGAGCCGTATTTGATGTCTTCATAGTATTTGGATTTTACACTTTCCAAGTGGTTCTTTGCTTGAGCAACTTGCTCTTTCAAAGCTAATTTCTTTCTTTTTATATCTCTTTCCTCGTCTATCTCTTCATCAAAAGCGAATTGATCTTCCATCATGAAGTTTATTTCTTCTAAGTCTAGATGAGGTTTAGTTTGCTTATAGTATTCTTTTAAAAGACTTAAGTTGTCTAGATTTGAATAATCTTTATTCAACTTCACATAGTCTTCTATATCACCACCCGTATCGTTCATAAAGTCAACTAACTTTTGAACGTTTTCTGGTAATGGTTTTCCAGTCTCTTTAGCTTCAGCTATAGCTTCTTCTACTTCTTCTGTAACCTGCTCAACTTCTTCTTTTACTTCTTCTTCAGTTACTTCTTCTAGTACTGCGTCTTGTGCTTTAGCTTCCGGCTGTACTTCTTCTTGTTCCGGTGTGGCGTCGGCACTTTCATCGCTTCCAACCACTCCTGTGTCGTCAGCTGGGCCATCTGCAGCTTCTGTTGTTTCTTCTGGTTTTTCATCTTTAATTGGTTTGTCTAAATCTATTTTGATTACACTGTCATCGCCAGCGCTTTCAAACTTACTTTCATCAACTGTATCTACAGTTTGTTCTTGTGTAGTTTCTTCAACTACGTTTTCATTTTCTTCCATAATATAAAATATAAGTTAGTGTTATCTATTAAGATCAATAGGTCCTAAATCAAATCCACCTTCAAGTATATCATTACTCGTTTGCTCAAAGTTTTTAGGTGGTTTGCCTGATTTTCTTTGATCAATCATTTCTGACTGCTGAGTGGCTTGTATTTTAGTTCTTTCGTCTTTTCTGTCTTCTTTAGTTTTTTCTCTATCTTTTAATACGCTAGATTCTAAAGATTTTAATTGCATGTCATATTGAAACTTCTGAGCAGCTAATTGAGCTTTCATTTGTGTTTCAGCTTGCATTTTACCAGCGTCTAATTGAGACTGCATTTGCAGCAATTGAGCTTCTGCTTGTTTTAAAGCTTGTTGCTTTTGAATTTCTAGTTGAGCGGCGGCTTGTTGCTGTTGAACATTAGCCTGCGCTTGAGCTTGTATATTTTGCTGCTGCGCTTGCTGATCTTGTTGTTGCTTTTTGTTTCTTCTAAGCTTAAGTAGTTGATTAGCTACTTTAATGTTAGATATATCTCTAAGATCTATAGCGTCTTCTATATCTATAGTTTTCTGAGCTAACGCTTGCTGGATGTTATTTTCTAATAAAGCTTTTTGCTCTTCATCTGGAGCTAAATCTAAAAATATACCAAAGTCATATAAATGAAGCTCAGACATTTCTTTTAGCGTAGCAACATTGTGTACGCCTATGCTTTGTATAAAAGCTTCTTTTGTAGGAGAATATTCTATAATGTCAGATATACGAAGCGAAAGCTTTTCTGCGGTTTCAGCTGTTAAAAATAAACCTGAATCTAATATATGTCTTGTGGCTGTATTACTGTTTGCGGCGGCCATTTTTTGGATACCAACTAAAGCTCTTTCATCAGGCGTACTACCATCACGAGCTTCATTAAGCCCGGTTACGTCACGTATCATCTGCAAGTAATAGTTGTAATTACCTATTAAAGCGTTTATTTTGTTACCTCCTGATCCAGATGTAATTTCTTGAATAGGCACTTTACCTGGATTCATATCACCTTCACTTGTAAATGACCTACCAATAACAGAACCTGTTTGGAAGAACATGTTTAAAGCTTCTTGTGGATTGTAGTTTGTACCATTACCTAAATCAACTTCTGCTAAACCATCGGCATCTAAATAAACGCCGTCTGGAACCATACGCGACATTACTTGCTGCAACTTTAAGTGAGTAAGCTGTATCATATCAGCAAATCCAGTTATACGCTTTACTAAAGATTCTATGCGACCTTTATACATACGAGGAGCAACAATACTATAGTTCATTTTAACCTTAGTAAAATTACTTTTAGATCTCATCATGTTGTCAGACATCTCCCACTTTAACAGCTTGTTAGTTCCAAGTATTAAAGCGCCTTCATATAGAGTTTCAATAGCTCTTTCAAGTTTTGAAAAATTTCCTTCAGCTTCAGCAGGAGGATTAAAACTATCATCTTTTTCTATAAGCTTGTCAGCTCCACTTCCAGTTTCTTTTACTTTGTAAACCTCGTTCATATGTGTTTTATAATTAAAATATAAAACTTGAACTTTATTTCTGTCAGACTCTTCGTATCTAGGCCCGCTTTGATAAGAGTTTGTTTGAGCATAGCCAGACTGTTGTATTTCTTCTAAGTCTTCTTGCGTTAAATAAGGAAACTGCTTAGCGAGCTCGTTAATAGGTATTGTCTTAACTTCTCCAACATAGTATATATCATCAAAATATGGCGATTCAGTATAAGAGTAAACTAAATCAGCTGGATCAACATAGTCTATAGTAACACCTTCAGACGTAGTAAAATCAGTTTTAACAGCGCCAATACCTAATACTGTTAAGTCGTAGTATAGTCTTTTCTTTATTAAGTCGTAATTATTACCTTCAAGCAAAACGTTTAAAGCTTGCTCTTCAGCTATTTCTACGGCTTGCTTGTAGTTTAACTGCATGTGCAGCTCTAGCTCTTCGTTGTTTTCTGGTAAAGTTTCAGGATCGTTTTGATATAAGTTAATACCAAACTCATCAGCCACGAAGTCATTCATTTCTTTAGCAGCCATATCATCAAGAATACTCTGCATATATTCTGTTCTTTTAGAAACTCCATACTCATCTTGCGAATAAGCTTTTATTTCAAAAGCCCTATCAGCTATACCGTTAACTACAATATCAACAAACTTAGGGATTATTGGAACAGGTGTCCAGTCTAGGTTTAAATAAGACAAGTCTCCATTTATTGATAACTCGTCTTTATATTTTTGAACTGATTGCTCTCCCCTAGCGTACAGCCTTAATTTATGAAAGTCGTTTAAATTGTTCTGATACCTATTGTGGTTTCTGTCATTATGAAACCACTCTGTTTCTATTGCTTTCGCAACTTTTAAACCGTAGTCATAGCTTAACTTTTCAGCATCGCTAACTACTTGACTTGGAAAATAACTCTTTACAACAGACTCTGCCATATTTTTATTTTATTATTCTTGATGTGTTACCAGTATTGCTATATCTAGAAATACTTATGTTTAATGGTTGCTTTTTAAATTCTGCGTGTGGTCTATACAAGTGTCTATTGCAAGCCATTACAGCAAGCCCTGAACTTATAGTGGCATCAAACTTTGTTCTTTTGTTTATATCAAACCTAGCCCAATCGTTTAGCGTTTCGTTAAAATAAATGTTACCATAAACTCCATCGCCTTTGTGGCCAACGTGGTCATTGATATACATCTCTATAGCAGCCGCATGAGCTTGCTTTATGTCTTCGCTAGAGTTTGGTATCCCACCTATTTCTTTTTCAGTAACAGATAATTTATTCCAAACCTTGTCTGGTCTATTCATGCTAAATCCTCTATATCCTCTTCTTTTAAAATGATACAAAAGTCTTGGTTTGTTGTTTTCCGCTAGTATAGGCATACCGTAAAATATGCAGGCCATTAGCACGTCTTCAAAAAATATTTCTGCGGTCTGTGGTCTTGCAATGTATTCTAAAAAAAAGTGGTTTGGTGGCGAGTCTTCCATAGAAAACTTAGTTAGTCCATGAAGAGATCCGTTGGATCCTCTACCATCAACAGTACCACTAATATCATAACTATCGCAGCCAAAAGCGCCCATGTGTTCATTGCCAGGATATTTAACTCCATTTTTAGTTATAAATTTGTTTTGAAGGTTTGATGGTGGTACCCAGCTTATTTTAAATCTTCCGCTAGGATCTGGATAAAATATAACTTTACTGTCTTTTATCCCGTTCTCCCACTGGAAGCTACCTGTTGTTACTGTTGAATCACTACCAACGCCTTCATTATAATCTATTTGCTCGTATATCTTTATTAAGTTAAACAAGCTATTCTTTGCTTCATCTCTAAAAGCATGCTCTTCTGTTCTAGGAAACTGACGGTAAAATTCGTTTAAACCATCTTGATCTCCTTTTAATCCATCAGCCTCGTTATTCCAGTGATCAATAATACCTATGTCTATTAATTCACCGTCGGGTCCGTATACATCATGATCTGGGTTATTAAATACTGGTTGTCCAAACTCATCAATAAATCCCTCATAGTTCCATTCCATTGGGATAAACAAAGAATATAAACCAGACTTTGTTTGTCCATTGCGGTTTCTAGAAGTGACATCTGAATCATTATACAGCTTTTTAAAGTTATCTCCACCTTTATCTAACGCGTTAGATGTTGAACCCATCATACACTTACCTACAACTCTAGCACCTAATCTAAGACAAGTTTTTGTAACTCGCCAGTTGTTAAGTATGTTGTCAGGTCTTTCCCACTTACCGCTTTCATCGTGTACTAACAGCGCTAATTTTTCACCATCATAGCTGTTATCACCTGTATTCTTCCAATCAATCGTTGTGTCAAGTCCTTTTATCTCTTCTAGCTTTTCGTTTACCTCTATTTTTTTACGAGTAAACTTGCTCGCTGGCACACGATACGCTAGTTCAGACTTAGGTCTGTCCATACCATCTTGAATAGGTTTGAAGAAAAAAGGATAGTTTATGGATATAGGTACAACCTTGTCAGTAAACATCTTTTTAGCATCACCACCACTTTTAGATAGTATTCCATATCTACTATCACTCGATATTGTAGCTAAGTTAACGGTTTCAGCAGAGCTCATGAAAGAAAAGCCAGAACGTCTGTTTTTAAGATAACACATACCGTAACATCTTTTGTCAGCTTTACAAGCTTCCCAAAATATAAAAAATAATCTATTAGCCTCACGAAAGTCTGGAGCGCCTACATCTATTTTAGACCATTGGAGGTACATGTAGTGAGTTCCTGTAATATAAGTTGGAATACTAGCATTTTGAAACCAGAAACCCTCGTCACGTCTTTTGAATTCTTCATCTATATAATCGTACCATTGTTCTTTTTGCTCTTCAGGATAAGCTCGCCAATCAAATATAGTTTTTATTTTTTCAAGAACTTTTGGCTTTTCTATTTGACACCATTTGTTATCTTCATTAGCGTGCACTGTTTTTGGAGCTTTAGGTAGAGCTATTTTTAAACCTTGTATTTCGTATATATCTCCTATTTTACCTGTTTTAGATATAACTACAATATCGTGATCTTTATCGTAGCCGTACCTCCACTTGTTGCCTTTATTCATTCGGCTAATAGTAGTTCTTTTTACAGGCTCTATTATTTTATATAGCGTTTGCTTGTAACTCATTTAGATCTTCCTTCAGCAAATCCTTTAAACACGCGCTCTTCTTTTTTTTCTGGATCTTTACCGTTAAGCATAGCCTCTTCTTCTTGGATACGATTAAGTATTTCAAAAGCATCGAATATAGCCAACTTTTTAGTGGCAGCCGCGTTTTTAAGTCTATCAGCTGTAATGTCATCGCCACTATCAACAATAGCTTCTTTAGCTACTTTAATAAGCTCTTCAACAGCTCTATGCCCAGCTTGGATTATACTCTTCTTCGTCTCCTTGATATTCATATTTAATTGTAATAAACTTATTTAAAACTCTATAAAGCTTAACGTTATCAATAATAAACTCGTACGTAGAAAAAGGTGTAAAACCCACAAGCTCGCCTATTGTGTTTTGCCCATCAGTATATTTAACAATACCAATACATTGCTCTTCAATATCCTCTGATAACTTGTTTCTTTGTTTTATCGGCTGAACAAAGCAATACCCATCGCAAGCTTTCCACTTATCTTTTGATTTATAAAGGAATATTTGATCTTCTTTAACTAAGTAAGTATTTTCATCAAAATAACTTCTGCTATTTTTTTCATTACCTTGTTGATCGTGCCATCTTCTAAACACGTTGTGGTGTACTATAACCTCATCACCTACTTTTACCTCAGTGTCAAAAGCAGTAGGCACAGCCTTAACGATAGCGCTTCTGTTTACGTATTGATGATTAAATATCTCAGTATTTAAAATAAGATCTTTATCTCCAACTTTTTTAAAGTTGTTGTATCTTTCGCCTTTAGGCTCAATAACAAAATCAAATGGTGCTTTCACTAATATTCTAAGTTATACTCAACGGATATAGCCATGTTTTTATTAAAGTCTTTCCAAGGCAGCACGTCTTTTCCTTTTCTAATGTATATAGAGTATTTATCGTCTTCTTCTATTATATCGCAAATAGTATGACCACCATACACTTCCTGATTAACAGAGTAGTGCATGGCGTCAATTTTGTAGTCTTTTCCTATTGTGATCTTACGAATTAGCTTGCTCATCTTCTTCGTATTTTATAGTACCATCTTGAATAGCTATATTGCAAGTACCGTACTCATCTTCAAGAGTTTGTTGAAGCTCTTTAATAGCTCCTTGCAGCTGTTCGTTTTGATGAAGCAATTGGTGTTTTTGTACTTCTAGCCTACCTAAGTTAGCGTGACTTTCGTTTATTGCAGAAACAATACCTTGAAGTTTTGTTAGTTGCTCATCATTGATTTTACTTGGCCTAAGGTCTTTGACCTTTGCCGTCTTTCTTTTTGCCATAATTTAATTTAATTTAATTGTTAACCTTCAGTTTCTACAACCCACTCTGACTTATTCATTTCAACTAATATTTCAGCGTGAGTATATTCTGTTTTACCATTTAAAAAAGATGGTTGGTCTCCATCGTACTTTAGCACAGCCTTATTGCCGTTGTTGTTATATCTTAAATAACTAGGCCCTCTGTTCATGAGCTTATTAAAGTCTATAACTGAATCTTCTGATATAACTTCTGTAGTATCTATTATTACGTATTTAGCCATATTGTTACCCGTTTGGATTATCTGATGAAAACGTAGCTCCTGTTACTATTCCTACTCCTCCGTTTATTTTTCTTAACATTGGAAATCTTATTTCATAATATTCTCCAGCAGATAAAGTGGTGTTAGGAAACAAATGAACAGTTTGAGAGGTGTTATTGCTACATATAAAAACATCTTTAACAACAGTTCTAACATTTGGGCTTAAGATTACGCTCTGCATATTAGCAGAGGTTTGAGTGTCATTAGAGCCTGTTGTCTGCACTGCAGCTCGAAAAGTACAAGAAGTACTAGCTAAAAGTTCAATGCTAAACTCGTATGATGATCCTATATCTAAATGATCACTTACGGTCTGATATATTCTTTGATGCCATGTAGCATCATTAGCAGTTTCAATAGTGCATCTTATGCCCTGCCCGTCAGCTGTTATTTCATATTTTCTAAGACCAGAGCTTAATTGCTCAGTCCAATCGTCAAACTGTAATCCTCCATTTAAGTGCGATTGATCTTCAGCCTCGTTAGCAGAAAAGTCTGCGTTAGAAACCAGGTTAGATCCATACCCAGGGTTAACTTGATCGCGAACAACGCCGTTGGCTTTGTCGTCAAAAATTCCGCTACCCATGCGCAAATAGCCTTGCAGCGCAGAGCTGTTGTCATAGTTACCTCTGTTTACGTTTAAATTAAAAGCAGTGCCTGAGTTATAAACTGCAGCCACAGCGTCTGCGTCTAGCGCTACATTCCATATTGCTATATCACCTACTTTTCCACCCCAGTAGTTAGCGGTAGCTTTTTTACGGCCTATATTCCATTTGCCCGCATTATCTAAATTCTGCGAAGTATTAGTACAGCTTACGCCGCTGTGGCCATACGTGTTTGTTGATCCGTTAACATACATTTTTGCTTGACCGTCTCTGTCTACGGTAATAGTTATATTAACCCAAGTTCCAATTAGAGCGTCTAAAGCGGTGGCGCCATTAAAATTGTAAGCTTGATTATCTGAGCCTTTTGCTAGCACTTGAATACGATTTGCATCATTTAAGAGTATGTCAACTCTATTGTCATTGTCTTCATGCTTAGCAAATACATAATCATAACTATCAGCAGCAACAGACTGCTTAATCCATACTGAAATAGAGTAGTCAGCTGTGCCAACATCTAACACATCGCCTAGGTCTACGTGATCATTAACCCCGTCAAGAGTTAAAGAATAGTTCTGCTCTTTTCCAGAGCCACTTGATAGTGCGCTAGTTAACCCTAACATTACGCTCCTATATAAGCTACAACTGAACCACTGTTTACGTCAATTTCAGTCCATCTTCCGTAAATAGTAACACCTTTTGGAAAAACAACTGAATCAACAACTTGACCACCAGAACCTTCGTCCGCAGTTTCAGAGCCTGCGGCTAAATCGTGGGCTGGTTGATCTGTTCCAATATATTGATCAGATCCAATAAGAGGTATGTCTGCAATTAAACCGCCTGAAGCGTCGAATACAGTGTCTGCAAGCATTGTTATTGCTACAAATACCTTGTCTGTTGGAGGTTTAATAGCGTCACTACTAGCTGTAGTGTAAACACTACCTAGTTGTCCAAAAGCGTATGATGTTTGTGTATTGTTAATTCCCATTTTATTTATTTATTAGTTTGTTCGTTTTTCTTTGAACTTCCACCGAAGAAGAAGTCTATTATTGTGTTTACCTTAGCACTCATAGCACCAAAGATTGTTGATATAAAGCTAATCTCAAATTCACCTAGCTCTAAGCTTTTAGTAACAAAGTAATTAAACATTACAAATGTAATGCCAAAGTATGCTACTGTAAACAGCGTTGCTAATACTTTTTGAATAATAGCGTCGTCTTTATAAAGATCACGTGCAGATTTGCGATCTTCAACTTCTTTTGCAAAAGCTTCTCTTTCTGCATCTAGCATTATTTGTTTTAACGCTAGTTTGGCAGCGTCTCTTTCTTTATCTGTAGTTATTACTTTATCTAGTATACCTTCAGCGTTTTCAACTACTTTGCCAAATAAACCACCTAATATATTATTAACCATATGCGTTTCCGTTGTTTGCTTCTCTTTCCCAAGGAAAATTACCGTCACCAGCTTCTTTAGCTATACCATCAACTATTATCATATCTTTACCGTTGATAGTTTGTCTTGGGTAAGTATTACCATTCCATTTAACATAATCATCACCGTACTCTAACTTACCAGTTTTCATATCTGTAGAGTGTCTCATTTCGTGATTGACCACTTGTTTTTCTATATCGCTACCAGGCTGGATTTGATCACTAATGTAGATGCTACCATCCATATTAGCTTCACCCATAACGCCAGGCTCTAGCGGTTTTCTAATAATAGGTGTTCCAGGTACAGATACGTCAGCGTCTCCGGCTTCTTGACCAAATCTCATTTTCTTTGATATTCGCCCGTTTACTGCTATTGGTGTTCTACCTTTACCTAGTTTAAATCCCATTATCTATCTTTATCTTTTATCATATCGTCTATAGCCTTGTTAAAGACTTTATCTGTATATGATTTGTTATTGTAAAATACACTTCTTTCTGACACAGGCATATCTTCTTCACCTAATAGTATCCTGTATATTCTACTTATCAACTGGCTGCATTTAAACGATGTTTTAAATATTGAGTATTTTATCGTTGTTCTATTTCTGTGTCTCCACACTTCAATCCAGCCTAACTTTCTTAGTTTATCCCACCGAGTTTTATCCCAGCTCATGGTATAAGTACCATCAATAAATTCTTGTCTTGTAAACCGTTTTTGACAATCTAAAAATATTAGAAGTTCAAGATCGGCATCTGTTAACCCGTAAGTCTTACANGC